CCATTGCCGGCGGCCGTAGTAGGACAATTGGATTTGGTTTTTGATACTTCAATGGCGCGTGGATTAGACACGGCCGAAATTGAAATCTTGCTCATCGTCGGCCGGATGAGTGAGCGAGCAGGGCAAAACAAGCTCGATGGGTATTTGGCCGGATCGGGTTCTTCTTCGATAAAAGCCGCGATCGAAGCAGACAAAACACTAGGCGGAGCATGTTCAACCTTGCGAGTCACGACCGCGACCGCAGGAACGATTACAAATGCTGGTGCCGATATGCTTGCATATCGATACCAAGTTGAAGTGATCGGCTAACGAAAGGAAAAATATGGCCATATTCATGGGAAATCAGGTCGCCGTCATAGTTGGCACGACCACGATTTCTACTTTTGTCTCATCGGTGGCACTCAATCGGGAAGTTGAAGCCGTCGAAATTACAAGCATGACCAACACTTCAAGAAATTACATTGGCGGCCTTGAGGCGAGTTCTTTGTCTCTTGAGCTTTTCAATGATTTTGATGGCGCAACAAGTGTGAACGCACTTTTTGAAAATGCACTTGGCACAAAATTAAATATCAAATTGATCCCGGTCACCGGCACGGTCACCGCGAGCAATCCGTCTTATTCCATGTCATGCTACATAGGGTCTTGGCAACCGATTTCGGCCACCCCAGATTCTCCAAGCACGGCATCGGTCACTTTTCCGGTGACGGCATTGCTAAAGAGCACATCAGCTTAAAACAAAAAAGAAGGAAGGGATCTATATGTGGCAAGTTGAAGTGATTTATCTTGATGGCACCGCAAAAAAGTATGATATCTCGGCCGCCTCAAAAGCGGCATTTGAGTCAAACTTTCAATGTGGATTTGTCAAGCGTATTGCCGAGGAGCAAAGAGAGAGTGATTTGTATTGGGTTGCTCATTTCTTAGCAAAAGCCAAAGGTGAGACTCCATTGGATTTTGATAAGTGGCTTGAGACAATCGAGGATGTGAATTTTGATGCGAACGCAAAAAATGGATTGACCGTCACGGAGAGCTCTACGAAATAGCGACCGTGGCGGTCTTGACCGGCATCGCACCAAATGCACTTCTTGAATGTGATCCGGCGATATATTCTTCAATAAAAAATATATTGCGAGAGCGTATGCAAGTGAAAAAGGCTCCAAGAGTTAGGAGAAGATAGTGGCAGACAAGGCGATCTTTGTGCCAGATTACAAGCAACTATTGAAAGACCTTAAAACTTTGAGCCCGGATCTTCAAAAGGATTTTCTCAAATCTCTAAAGCGTGTCATCCGGCCGGTACAACGCACCGCTCGCGGCTTTGTGCCGGGTGATCCTGCCTTGAGTGGATGGCGAACCGTTGAGCCTACCTATACAAGCTCACGATGGGTTGATGACAAAGAGCATCGTGGCCGTGCTTCAAATGTGCGATGGGTATGGGATTCGGCAAAGATGCGCAAAGGCATCAAGATATCAACATCTAAATCAAGCCAAGAAAGAGCTCCCGGCGGCGGCTTAAATAAAGTGAATGCAATTGCTTTGAGCAATAAATCGGTGCCCGGAATTATTTATGAATTAGCCGAGCCCGATACACCTCGCAAAGGTGCAGATATGAAATCAAGAAATCCAAATGCGCCCGATGATTTTCGGCGTGGAATCACCAAGAAGGGTGATCACGGTCATCGCCCACGCTTAATCTACAAGGCCGCGCGGATTCATGGAGACAAAGTGCAAGATGAAATTCAAGATGTGCTTGACAAAAAACTTTTTGCCTTCGTTAGGCGCGGTGATTAGATGGCTCTGACTCGCGATGTCGTAGTTCAATTTATTACGAAGTTAAATGACAAGGGAATCAAAAGCGCAACAAAATCCACCGAGAAATTTGGCGGTGTGCTTGGTGCAATCTCCAAGACCGGAATTGCGGCATATGCGGCTCTTTCGGCGGCATCGATTAAGTTCGCGCAAGTCTCGGTCAAGAATGCGCTCGCCGATGAAAAAGCACAAAGGATCCTTGCGCTTTCACTTAAAAATTCTGCCGGTGCATCCGAAGCGGTAGTGACCGCGGCTGAAAGCCAAATTGACAAGATGCAACGCTTGACCGGCGTGTCGGATGACCAGCTTAGGCCGGCCTTATCTCGCATCGTGAGAAGTACCTCGGAAGTCACGACGGCTTTTGATCTTCTTGACATTTCGGTCAATATTGCAAAAGCCACACAAAAAGATTTGGGGAGCGTTGCAAATGCGGTCTCCAAAGCGGTTGATGGCAATTTTGTATCCTTGCAAAAATTAGGTGTCGGACTTGATAAAGAGACTCTCGCGACAAAGGACTTTAACAAAATCTTTGGTGAGCTTCGCCGCAACTTTGCCGGATTTGCCACCGCCGAAGCCGATACCGTCGAAGGCAAAATTGCAAGATTAAAAGTAGCCGCCGACGAAGCAAGTGAAGTCATTGGCGGCGCACTCATTGAATCATTTACAAAATTTGCTTCAAGTGAAGGTGGCATTGAAGGCGCAACCAAAAAGATGGATGGCTTTGCCGCCGAGTTAAGCAAGATAATCACCGGCATTGGCGAGCTTGGCGCAACCACAAATAAATTTGTTTCCAAAACAAATAAACTTTTGGGCATCCAAATTGATTTGTATGCGTATGAATTGATCCCCATTGTTGGTAGATATATTAAAGCTTTAAGAGATGCAGGTGAAGCCGCTCAAACGGCCGCATCAATAGAATTAAGTAATCTGCGACAAGTTACATCGGCACGCAATGCGGAAAGGCAAGCCGAAGTCGATCGCAAAAAAGCACTTGATGATTTTGTCAAAGGATTAAAGGCCGAAGAAGCAAAGCAAAGAGCCGCCGCCAAAGCCGCCGCCGATCGTGCTAAGCAAGAAAAGCTTGCCGCATTGGAAAAAGCAAAAAGCCAAAGGGATGAATTTTTGCGCAAGCAATTGGAATCGCAATTTGACACAGATAAAATCAATCTTCAAGTTGCATTGAGCCGCAAATTATCGGATGAGGACAAGACTAGAGTCAAAGCGTTGATTGCACTTCAAGAAGATGATGTGACCAAGCAAATGAATGCTTTGGAAGAATTGAACAATCTTTACACGGCACACTATGCAAAAAGAATTGAAGGTCTTGGCAAAGTAACCGCGGCAACCAAAGAAGCAAATGCGGCCGCTTTTGCCGGTTTCTTAGCTCCAAGAGCTACCGGCACAAGTGTCGCCGATGATCCCACCCGGCAGATTCCAACAATTGCAGAAATTCCAAATGATCTTTCATACATTGCAGACTTCTCAAAAGCTTTGATGAATATGACACCGGAGCAATTTGACAAGTTCAATTTTGGAATGGGAGCCGGTAATCTAGGCGCAACCGAATCTCTTGCCTCTTTTGATTACGCTTCGGAAGGCATGATGGCAAGTTCTGCCGCTCCAAATGTGTATGTCACCGTTGAAGGCTCTGTCCTAACTCAAGGACAAGACCTTGGATTTTATATTGCTAATTTGATCGGTGATCTCAATCGTCAAGGTAATCCCGTGACTTTAGGGAATCTGGGTCGTTAATGGGCGCGGTCTTAAAAGCAACGATTGACTTTTCAAATGGTGCGGTTTTTGATCCAAGTCTTATTTTGGACAATCCGGCAACGCCGTTGGATTCTTCGGTTTTGGGCACAAGTGCAAATGAAGTCATTGATGTTTCTCAATATGTTTTGAAAGTACAAGTTCGGAGAGCTTACAATCGAAATCAAGATTCTTTTGTCGGCGGCGGTGCCACTTTGAGGTTGATTGATGAGACCGGGCTTTTCAATCCAGAAAATACTTCGAGCGTGATTTATGGAAAGATATTGCCGCTTCGCAAAATCAGATTGCAAGGCACTTATTTAGGCAACACATACACGGTTTTTTCAGGATACATTCAATCTTGGAATTATCAATCGCCATCGGGTTTTGATCCGGCATTTGTGGACATCGTTGCCGTAGATGGATTTCAATTGCTAAATTTAACAACCCTTGGCACTTTTGCAACCGGTACCGCGGGGCAGACCACGGCGCAAAGGATTTCGGCTTTGCTTGATGCCGCCGATTGGCCGGGTGGCATGAGAAATATTTCAACCACAGCGACCACGACCGTGCAAGCCGATCCTCAAAGTTCGGGAAGAAGTGCGCTCGCCGCCATTCAAAACATCGAACAAACCGAGCTCGGAAGTTTTTTATTTGACGAATTTGGGTACGCCAATTTTTTCTCTCGGGCGGATATTGCCGAAGCGCAAGCCGGCACACCGACAATCTTTACCGATGCCGGAAGCGGTGGGATCTCTTATGAAAAAGTATCTTTTGATTTATCCGATACAGGATTGGTCAATTACGCATCCGTCACGCGATCCGGTGGATCCGAGCAAGTGTCATTTGATCAAACATCAATCGATCAATTTTACAGCCATTCAAAAATCCGGTCGGGCTTGCTTATGCAAAGCGATACCGATGCATTGAATCAAGCGCAAATGATTGTGGCATCTCGAAAAGACATCTCCGAACAATTAAGAATGCAAGCTCTTTTAATTGATGCATTTGATGATGATGATCCGGCTCGAATTGTGGCCGCTTTAGAGTTGGATATTTATTCGCCAATACAAGTCACTCAAACTTTGCCCGGTGGATCCGTGACAAGCAATCTTGTCATTCAAGGCACCGTGCACACAATTACACCGCAATCATGGTTCACCGAATTTTTGGTGGGTCAATCATATGTTTCCGGTTTTTTTGTATTAGACTCAAGCATCTCGGGGGTACTTGACTCCGATGTGCTCGGATATTAAGGAGTAAAATGGCAAAGCAAACATTTACGACCGGGCAAGTATTGCTCGCAAGTCAAATGACATCGCTTCAACAGACCGCAATGGGCGGCGGTGAGGCTACACCTAAGACCGCATCATATGTTTTGGTTGCCGCCGATGCAGGCACGACCGTGATCATGAATAGCGGATCGGCAACCACAATTACAATCGATACATCTTTATTTGCCGCCGGTGATACGGTCAATATACAAAATATCGGTGCCGGCATTTGCACCGTTACAGCCGGTACAGCGACCGTAAATACTGCCGGCTCATTAGCCTTAAACCAATACGAGGGCGGCGTGCTTTACTTTAGAAGCACCAGCGCGGCAACATTTTTTGACTATGTACAAGCCGGTACCACAATACCTTTAACTACTAAAGGTGATTTATTAGGCTATGACACAGCAATAAATAGAATCCCGATTGGCACAAATAACCAAGTCCTGACAGCCGACAGCGCACAGGCTTTAGGCCTTAAGTGGGCGACTCCAGTCGCCGCCGGTAAAAGTTACACTTTAATAAATACGGGCGGTTCGGCCATATCAGGTGCAATTACCTACACATATTCGGGTTTGTCCGGTTACGATAGTTATTTGGTGCAAGTTATTGGGGCTTCCTCAACACAAGGCAATTTACAAATTTATTTGACTTTTAATGGTGATACTGCCTCAAATTATGGAGTAACAGGCTTTCGAGTAGAAAACAATTCGACTTGGAGCCAGACTGTTGTAAATCCTCTTGGAAGTTTAACCAACGGCCGTTTAGCATTTGGCACGGCATCTGGTGATCAAACCAGTACGGTATCTGGTAGTTGCACCATTTTGGGTGCTAACACATCAGGAGCCTATAAAATAGTTAATGTTGTAGGCGGTGGCAATTGGACTAGCGGCAACGGCAACGCGCTTTATGTTTACAATGGCTTTTGGAAAAACACAGCCACAATTTCATCTATTAGCGTATCAACCGAAGCCGGTACTTTAGACGCCGGAACTTTATATATCTACGGAGCCGCATAATGTATATTGAAAAAATATTTAATCACGTTACCAAAGAGGAAACTATCCGCGAGTTTACACCTGCAGAAGTTGCTAAAGTAGAGGCGGCGTTGGCGGCAGCGTTGGAAAAAACAGCCGAAGCCGAAGCAAAGGCAACAGCCAGAGCCTCAGCACTTGCCAAACTTGCCGCGCTTGGACTAAGTGCAGATGAGATAGCCGCGCTTTAATGTCCGAGCTTAAAAGCTATAACGGCTGGCCTGCTAGTAAGGACCCTGCAGAAATTGGCATTAAATCTTTTAAAGTACCTGGGACTAATCTTAAAATACGGTGCGCTGAAAAGGTGGCACCGTTGCTTATTGGCTTGGCGGCGGAGTTTCACGAAACGATAGAGCCTATAGACAAAGGCACCCTAGACGATTGGGGCTACTGTTTCCGCATGGTACGGGGTACGACTGACAAACTGAGTAATCACTCAAGCGGCACAGCTATAGACCTTAACGCGACTAAACACCCTTTAGGCAAAGAAAACACCTTTAGCAAAGAGGACGCCGCTAAGTGCGTAGCTCTAGCTGCTAAGTACGGCTGCAAGTGGGGCGGTACGTACCGTACGCGTAAAGACGATATGCACTTTGAAATAGCATTAAATCCAAAACAAACAAAAGAGCTTATAGCTAAGCTCGGATTGGCTAAAGATGAATAAGCACAGCCTAAAGGTAGCTCAACAAATCGCCGGTAGCTGGTTACGTAGCTTTGTAGCTGCAACCCTCGCCTGTTATATGTCTGGAATTACTGACCCTAGCCTTTTGCTTAAGGCAGGATTAGCCGCTGTACTACCCGTAGCTTATCGCTACTTAAATCCTAAAGACCCGCTCGGCCGGTAATTGAAGTTATGGCTAACAGGGCTAGGCCTATCATTACTTTTAACTGGGTGCGGTTATGACGGCTGGGTCCGATATCCCTGCCAAGAATACAAAAACTGGAAGCTCAAAGAGTGCCAACCGCCGGCGTGTATCCCTACTGGAGTCTGCACTAAGGACCTCGTTAAACAGTCGTACAATGGATAGACCAGCACGCAGGTTAACCCCTGAGGATATCCACGCTAGGCTAATTTTAATTATTGGGGCTTCACTAGCTGCCTGTTTTGTCCTCGTTACTTTAGGTATTACCTATGCCCTGATTTTTGTAACTCAGCCTTTAAATGCTCAAGCACCTAATGACGCAGCTTTTATTGACCTACTAAAAACCCTGGCTATTTTTCTTACCGGCTCACTTGGTGGAGTGCTAGCAGGCAACGGCCTTAAGTCTAAACCTAAGCCCGACACGCCGCCTAAACCTTAATTCTGGGCAGGTGTGCGTATAATTAAAAATCCGGACTAGAAAGGACTAGAAAAAATGGCAGGTAATTTAGCGTTTATCTATATGTTGGTCATTTACGGCTTTATTACTTTTGGAGTAGCCGTATTGGCTTGGTCAAGAGGGTATAACACAGCTAAAAAAGAGTTACAACTAAGGCAACGGCACCCACGCTACCTAAGGGCTGTAAAATGAATCACTTATACAGCTTGTTAAAAATAGGCTCGGTTACTAATTGCTCAGATTGCGATAAGTTCACACAAACCAACAGCTACGAGCGCGACGACGATCTAGTCGTAGACCTATGCGCCAGCTGCCAGTCAAGGCTTCACGCATGATAACTAAATCTGAGCCTGGTATCTGGTGCGATTACTGTAAAACACAATGGGGCCGAGTTAAAAACGTCTGGCACGATCGGGCTATGACTGAGGCCAGCATTACTATCACCAGCGTTAACCCTAAAAGTCATGGGCAAAAGCGGCACTACTGCCAGGCTCACGCGCTAGAGGTAACGACCTTTACAAATACGACTACGCACGAGGCTTACAGGTGGTCGTTGCAAGATCAAGTAAAAGCAGTAGCTCCAATACAATTAGAAATGGACGGTAAAGTAAATGGCTAATAACGTAGATACAAAATTACAGGCTAATTTTAAAATGGCTAACGGGGACTTAATTAACGTTTACGCCGTAGATCAGGCAGACTTTGAAGCTCAGTTAACAGCTATACAGGATACCGTCGAGCTTATTAAGTCAGTCAGTAATAGCCTTATGGGCCGCGTAGTTACTACTCAGGTAGACGCCTGGACTATTAAAGAAGCTGTAGGAGTAGTGGCAGACACGCTAGGCGGTGAGGCCGTCCCTAGCTGTAAGCATGGCTATATGGAGTTTAAAACTGGCATATCAAAAGCCGGTAAGCCTTACAAATGCTGGTCATGTCCTAGCAAAGACCGTAAGGACCAATGCCCACCTACCTGGGTAAACTAGTGGGGGCTATGGAGATTATCTACCCTGGCAATATGTCTTTAAAGGTAGATAGAAACGGCAACGCAGTAATAGATGAAACCGAGGTTTGCGACGGCTGCAACAGGCAAACCAGTAAAGCCGGTGGAATTATGGCGTTAGAGATGTCTGTCTGGCTATGCGCTGACTGTAGGCCTAAATGAGCGTAGAGGTCCTATTAACACAGACTGACCTAGACGGGGCTTTATGGATAGCTACTAAGCGAACGGCTAACGCAAAGGATAAAAACTATAAGCATAAATACGACAGCGAGCATTTACAGCCAGATTATATTTTGAAATTAAATTGGCTAGCTGCGTGTGCCGAAATAGCAGTAGCTAAATGGCTACAAGTGCCGGACTTTGTACTTACCTCAGATACTTTTAAAGGTATGCCAGACGTGCCGCCTGACTGGGAGGTCAAGCACACAGAGATAGATACTGGACACTTAATAATCCAAGAAAATGATAGGGATAGCGATAGGGCAGTCCTAGTTACCGGCTCTAACCCGTTTGTGATACGCGGTTGGCTACCTGTTAAGTTTTGTAAAGATGATCTCTATTTAAAAACTACCAGTCGTAATACTGCGTACTGGGTGCCTCAGTCAGAGCTAGTAAAAGTTAACTAATGGCAGCGAAAAACGACGAGGAATTAGTAGGGAACTTTTTGCTAAGTCTCTTAGAAGGCATTTTACAGTTGCACGCAGTGGCAAGCGATATACCAATTTGTCAAACGTGCAACGTTCCGGTTCCATGTAAAACTATGGATTTAGTTATGAGGGTTTACCATGAGTCAGGCGCGTAAACACCGAGGCTATAGAAGCCAAAAGGTAGTAGCTGAGTACCTAGCAGCTAATGGCTTTGCCTATGCCGAATCAACAGGCGCAGGCCGACAAGGCACCGATATAACCGGCACCGTAGGTATTGATTGGGAGGTCAAGGCTAGGGCCGGATTTAGCCCTGGTGCCACGCTAAAGCAATTAAAAGACCGAGGCAGTGAGTTAGACCTAAAGGTGGCCGTACTACGCCTTAACGGGCAAGGTGAGGCCTCTGTAGGGGATTGGGTAGCCTTGCTATCCTTTGAACAGTTAGTATCTCTATTAAGGGAGGCTGGCTATGGTGATAAGTGAGGCTCGTATCTGCCGTTGCTTAGGGTGCGGTGTCTGGCTATTTGACGGCGCGACACGCCGATTTTGCGGGGTTTGCATAAATGAGTAACCGTCTGAGTATACTTAAATCATTAGTAGTTATATTACCTATAGTAATAGTAATTAGTAGTAGTAATAATTGGGATAAAACACTAAAAGAATTAACAAACGGTAGTTTAGAATATAAAGCTTGTAAATTAATTATATTTAAAGAATCTAGCTATAATCCTAAGGCTGTTAATGGTAGTCATTACGGATTACCTCAAGGTAGAACTAAGTACTTAAAAACTGCTACACCTCAACAGCAGATAGTTTGGTTTACTAAGTATGTATACAGCCGGTACGGCACGTGCCAGGCTGCCCTTGCCTTTCACCTTAAAAACGGTTACTACTAATGGCTGGGCTTAGGACCGCTGAGTGGCGCAAGCTACGGCTAGAGATACTACGCAGGGACCAGTACACCTGCTACCTATGCGGTACGCCGGAGGCGCACGAGGTCGACCACATTAGGCCACGCAGTAAAGGCGGTGCAGAGTATGACCCTGAAAACCTTGCAGCTGTATGTAGACGTTGTAACCTGCTCAAAAGCGACAAACTAGGACATAAAGGCGTTTTTTTAGCGCAACAGTCGAC